GCCGCCGAGCATGACCTTCGCTTTCGGAAGGTAAATGCCACCGCTGTCGCTGATCTCGTACTGGCGGTTGGCAACCTCGCGCCGGAACTTGCTGAAGTCAGTGCTCATCTTCATCTCCTGGTTAAAGACCGCCATACGCGACAGTTCCGGGGCGACGGCGCAAGCGCTTGGTCTCTTCCCGGATGGCGAACATCGCCTGTAGTGCCTCGGCCTTGAACTGCGTGGCAAGGCTCGAGTCCTGGGTGTCGATGTCGTTCTTATCGTAGGCCAGGCCCTTGGCATAGGCCAGGATCGCCCGCAAGTGTAACGCGTTCGACACCTCAAGTGTACCTGCGTCGGCGATCGACTGCAGCGGCAAGCGCACGACCGTCAGTTCAAGCACGTCGTTCTGCGTCGGGATGGGGATCAGCCGCCCTTTGTCCCGCTCTATGTCCAGCACGATGTAGCGCGGAGTGCCAGACGCGACGCGCCAGCGGCCGTTGCCGTTGTGGTTCCCGTAGTCGTCCCCCCAGTACAGGCGGTCAAGCTCATTGAGGTTGACGTCCATTACCTCTGCCTGCGCGGTCTGCAGGTAGCCGGACAGAATACGGTGGATCTTGGGGCTGAGCGCAACGAACGGCTCGCCTGCGGTCACAGTCACCCGGGTGATGGAGGGCGTCGTGGCGTCGGTGAACAGCTCGGTCGTGCGCGCGAACGCCTCTTGCCCCTCGTCGAGGTACTGCGTGAGGTCGTCGTCCCCCCAAAGATAAGGGAGCTCGTCGTCCCCTAGTTCTCGGCGGAGCAGCGCCAGCGGGTCACTGACGTCGGTCGCCATTCCTAGCCGCCGTTGGTCTCAGCCTCGACCTCAGCCCAAATCTCGTCGCGCTCACGCGAGTCGATCTTGAAGCCAAGCTCGCGCTCCATCACGCGGATGTCGGGCTTGCCCGCCGCGGTGAAGTCCTCTCGCTGGTTGCGGCCGACCATCTCCATGATTTTGGCGAGGATCTTGGTGCTCCGGTCTCCGCCCTGCGGGGCGACCTTCGCAACAGGCTCGTCCTTGATCTCGTTGACCGCGGTCTCGGAGGTCGGAACGCCGCCGACCTGCAGGCAGTCCTCGAGGATCGCGATCGGGACGTGCTTCGGGACGTTGGCTTCGAACCGGACGGTGTGGCCCTTGGTCGAAGACACGACCCGGTCCCGCAGCATCTTGATCTCGACGGTTTTCAAATTGCCAGCTCCTGGGAATTTCGGGCGGGGGCTCATTCCCCCGCCCGTTTATTTATGTCAGACGGGCTGCACTTCGTTGGCGCGGTCCTTGATCACGTACTGCACGCGGAGCGTACCAGCGCCGGCCGTGGCCGCAGTACCGACGAGGGTTGCGATGATGTCGATCGTATTCGGCGCGGTGTACCGATAGCCGGTGAGGGTCAGCGCTGTGCGCGCTGCCGCCTTGGCGTCGATCGCCGACGCATACCGGGTCGTATTGATGTCATCGCCGATTGCGAGCGCCGCAGAAGTACCGGTGTTGAAGGCGGTCGTGATGACCAGCTCCCCACCAACCACAACCGCGTTGCCCGGAATGTCGAGCATCAAGGAGGCCACCCCCGTGACCAGGTCCGCGAAAGTGAAGTCAACCTCAGCCCACAGCCCGTACTGGCGGCCCCCATTCTTCGTGATAGCCATTAGCAGGCCTCCTTAGCGAGCGGTGTCGATGGCGAGGACACCGAAGTCCTCGTTGGTGGCAGTGATACGGCTGCGGAACACCGGCTTTTTGAAGCCCATGATCTTGCCGGTCGAGATGCCCTGCTGGTTCTCATAGTCGAACCCCTTCTCGACCCACTCCGGATCACCGATGTCGGCGTAGCCCATGGCCTGCGCACCGCACAGGAGCACGCGCTGGCCCTTCACAGCGCCCGAGCCCCAGGTGTCGGAGTGATACACGTGACGGTACTCGTAGATGGCCAGGCCGTCCACGTAGATCACATCCGCGCCTTTGAACAGCGGGTTGTCCTTGGCCCGCGGCATGGCATCGCGCCAGGCCTGGTGGAACTTGGAGTCCTGCTTGAGCTTGGCCACACCGTCCGGCGTCATGAACACGTTGTACAGCTCCATCCCGCCTTCGCCTCGCAGCGGCTTGATGAAGTTGTTCTTGGCGTACGCCTTCGCCTCAACCAGCATGTCGTACGTCGGTACATCAGCGGCGACGATGGCGGTCGTGTCACCCGGCGACAGGCCGTTGGTCGCATCCCACTGACGGTGCCGGTTGGCGCTCGGGGCGGTCACATCGCCCGCAAACTCCAGGAACGGCAGGTCGGAGCCGACGCGCGCCGTGCCGTTGGTGTTCTGCGTATACGCCACACCCGACAGCGTCAGCAGAGCCAGCTGGTCGGTACGATCGGCGAGCCAGTAAGCCAGGGTGTCCCGCGCATGCTCACGGAAGGTCACGACCGACTTCTGCTCAGCCATACGCCCTTCGTGGCGCGTTGCATGACGCAGCTGGTCGATCTTGATAACCTGGTCGTAAGCCTTGCCGGCCTCCTCGTTACCCTCCAGCGTGCGGTCACCGGCGACGCCGTCGCCCTCGAGATCCGCCACAAGGGTAATCACAGCCCGGTCGCCCTTCTCGGACTTGGTCAGCTCGGTGATCCGCTGGATCATCGCCATCTGGCCTTCGCCGAGAAAGCGGTTCATGAACATGTAGTCGCGGGCGGCTTTCCAGACGTCGCGCGCCCAGACTTTCTTCTGCTCGCTGGTGAGAGCAGCGTAATTGGTCATCGCCATTGGGTCGTACCCTCAAGGTAGTGTTGGTGCAAGGCCATTCTTCGGACTTTCGTGCCGAAACTACGAGGACACGACCCTGATGACGGAGTTACGATATCCGACCTGGTTATCGCTCCAGGTATGCGAACTACGCTTGTGATTCTCCCCCACTTACGCTTGATTTGGAAGGCCTAATTATTCCCAATCGAGGACATTGCCTAAAAAGAGCCCGCGGTTTAGGCGGGCAGAGGTCCCCAGGCAGCGTGTATCTACACAAAGTCCCCACGTAACCTGCGCAACGTATCCGCAGGCAAAGCCGCGAAGTCCGCCTCGCTCAACTTGTCAACTGCCGGTTGCGAAGCGGTCATGCCCGCCTTGTCCCCGTCCATCCCGGCCCGGTTGAGGTCCGGCGGCAGTCGGGAGGCTGTATCCACCGCTTTGCCGACGTCGGGTTTACGCGCTCCGCTCCCCGCGGCTGGTGCGACGGGCGTCGCAGCTTCGGGTTTCTCAGGGAACACGTAGCGCATGGCCTTCTCGAGGGCCGCGGTGGGGCGCATGCCACGCGCTTCGAACGCCTCTTTCAGCTCGAGGACCTCCGCGGCTGCGTCAGCGTCGTAGCTCGGCCCGTCGGGATTGATCTGCGGGTGCTCCGCCTCGAGGCGCGACACCAAGGTGTCGTAGTGGATGTCCTCGATTGTCGCAGCTCCACCGTCGCGCACACGCTCCGCAACCCGGGCCTCGACCTCAGCTGTGATGAGCTGACGCTCCAGGGCCCGAGCCTGACGGGTCAGAGCAACCTGGCGCTCGGTATCCCCGTCCGAGATAGCCTTGGCCAGCTCCTGGTCGATCTGACCGAGCTGGTCCTCCAGCTGGTTGGGGGCGGCGGACGTAGCGGTAGGCGCAGCCTGGGTGCGCCCCTCGAGCTGAGCGCGAAGCGCGGCGTTCTCCTCGGCCACCTGCCGTGCACGAGCTTCGGCCTCTCGACGCAACCTCGCGGCGTTGTCGTAGCGGCTCTTCGGGATCATCACACGGTCGTTGGGGTCCTCAAGCGCCTCGCCCTTGGGCTCAGTGGTAGCCTCGGGCTCCGGAGCGGGCTCAGGAGCGACGTCCGGAGTATCAGGGACTGGGGTGGGAGTTTCCGTGGCTTCTACGGGCTCCGTGGAGAGCTCATCGCCGCGATCTTCGATCTGATTCTCAGGGTCCATCTGTCATCCTTCTTTGGCTGGGGTTAAACCGTCTTCGCGGCCTTCTTTCTCGGCGTTCGAGGCGCCTGGGGTTTCGCCGGGGGCTCGGGCGGGGTCAACAGCTCGTCCATCAGGCGGGTACTCTCCCGCGTGCTGTCTTCCGCCGCGCCTCGGGCACGTACGAGCGCAAGGACTGCCTGCGCCTCCTTCACCTTGGCCGAGGCACGCAGGTCCGCCGCCGCTGCGGCGCGCTCCTCGAGCTCAATCTGTTGCAACTGCTGCTCGTACTGCTGGGACTCCGGAGTCCCCTCGAGCAGCTTGAGCAACTCGGTCTTCTTGCTCAGGTGCGAGTACTGCACCATGAACGTGTCGGGTATGGACACACCGAGCTCAGAGCGCAGCCGCAGCGCCTCCTCGAACTGGGCGTCCTCGTAGGTCTGGCGGGCCGGGGCGGTGACTACAACGACGCCGTACTCACCGACGGTGAGGTCGTTGACGATGCGGCCCAGATTCTCGTCGTACTGGTTCACCGCCACCTCGATCGCCTGCTGCTCCGGGCCCGTGCCGACGATGTTGAGCAGCCGCTCCTCGGTGTAGTACGTCTGCACCAAGTTGAGGATGCGCCCGGCGAGCAGGTGGCGGGTGCGGGTCAGGTTGTCGAGCGGAGTAGCCAGGTTGACCAGGCTCGCAATCTGCTTCGCCTCGATGGCCTTGGCGGCGACGTCTGCACGGTCAAGGCCTCGCACGGAGTCGCCCATGCCCGAGATGTCCTTGATGTACTGGTCGCCCTTCATCCCAAGACGCTCGATGCCCGTCGGCACCTGGTTGGGGAGGATCTTCTCGAGGTTGCCCACGTCGTCAAGCTCGACGACCAGCCCGGTCTCGGCGCCACGCTGCTCGAGCTCGTCGACAGTCATGTTGGCCAGCGCGTTGCGCTTGACCTTCCAGCCGGAGTTGGCCGTGGTGTTC